ACTCATCACCACGGCCCGGCAGCACGTCGAGAATGTCACGAATCGGGCTTTGATTACACAGACATGGGAGTTGTGGCTCGACCGGTTTCCAGTCAACGAAATAGAGATACCGCTGCCACCGATACTAACGGGTGGCATATCCAGTATCAAATACTACGACACGAGTAACACTGAGGCTACGGTCACTGCGTCGGACTATTTTCTGGATTTCAAGAGCGAGCCTGGGCGCGTCGTGCTGGCCTATGGTTGTAGTTGGCCGTCTACTACTCTCAGGAGTGTCAATGGTGTCTGTGTGACGTTCACCTGCGGCTATGGTGCGGCTACAGCTGTTCCGAAGGCAATCAAACAGGCTATGCTACTGCTCATTGGCCATTTGTATGAGAATCGTGAGGCAGTGCAAACAACAGGCGCAATGCCCAAAGAATTACAGTTAGCGTTTGATGCTCTTCTGGCTCCGTACCGGATATGGAGATTCTGATGAGAGCTGGAGACCTGAGACACAGAATCACATTACAGCGCCGGTCAGTGGCCGGGGGGCTGGATACATGGGCTGATGTGGCTACTGTATGGGCAGCAATCGAGCCACTGGCAGGCAATCAGTATTACCAGAATCTGGTGGCTACCACTGAGGTTACGGGTAGAATCCGAATCAGGTATCGGCCAGATGTCAGACCTGAATGGCGCGTCAAATTCGGCACTCGGATACTGGCGATTGTCGGGCTGGTATCACCGAAAGAGGCAACGCGGGAATTGCACATAATGTATCGGGAGGCATTATGAGTATTTCAATTTCCCTTGAGGGTATACCCGAGCTGGAGGACAAGCTCAACGAAATAGAAAATACGTTGGGGCCAGATGTTATTGAACCTATTCTGCTACGTGGGGCGGAGACAATGGCTGATGCAATCAGACAGCGTGCCCCACGAGGGCCAACTGGAAACCTGAGACGGTCGGTAGTAGCTAAAAAGCTGGCGCGACGGGGGAAATCAGCAGCGGCTATTGCAGCGATTGATTTTAGAATCGCCCCGCATGCGCCGTTTGTAGAAAAAGGAACGCGATATATGACTGCAAGGCCGTTCTTTGCTCTCACGGCTAAAGCCAATGAATCGCGTGTATCCGACCAAATCAGGGATGATATTGACAATGCATTACAGGGAGCATGTGCATGAGCCTGGCAGGAATACGAGACGCAATAAAAGTAGCACTTGAAAACATATCAGGCGTGACCGCATACGACACGGTGCCGGAATCGTTGCCGTCGTCTGGATTCCCTGCGGCTATTGTAGTGCCAGCGAGAGGCACATATCATCAAACGTTCGATGGTCAGATAGGCCACCAGATGGAGATTGTGTTGCTGGTGGGACAGGTACCGGGCCTATCACGCGCCGCACAGGAAGCCCTCGACCTGTATATGGCTGAATCAGGCGATGTATCTGTGGTTGCTGCTGTTGAAGCGGCGACACTGACAACACACGCGGACGATATTCAGGTTACTGGTTATAGAGATTACGGGATTATGGAATTCAACGGACAGTCATATATGGGGGTCAAATTCGACGTGACTGTCTGGACATAACCGCAAAGGCAATTCGCAAGGATGGGCATATTACCCATCCTTTTTGTTTCACACGAAATAACGGAGGTGCAGCATGGCTCGTATATCAGGGAAACTCGGAGAGGTTACCGTCGCAGCAGCAGAGGTGACCGGTATTAAATCATGGAGCGTTGACCAGAAGGTCGAGGCATTGGATTCCAGTGGATTCGACAGCGATGGAGTGAAGGCATTTATCGCTGGCTGCTCTGAATGGTCAGGATCATTCGAGGGCAACAAAAATGGTGTCCCGTTGACTATCGGCTCTGAGATTGCGTTGGTGCTCAAAGAGTCTCAGACGGCTAATCAGCAATTCAACGGGCAGGCAATTATCACTGGGCTGTCTGTGAAGACCGACATTGCCGGGCTCGTGACCTACTCCTACACATTCCAGGGTACAGGTACACTGACCATAGCGACAGCATAAGGAGATTGACATGGCCAGAATTGCAGGGAAAGGCGGCAATGTTTTTGTCGCATCCCAACTAATAGAGGACTGTGAAAGCATTTGGACAACCGGCGGTGCGGGCAAGACTGTATCCTCAGATACATCAATCTACAGGGTCGGGTCGGCATCAGCCAAGGTCGCTACGGTGGGAATAGGCGCAACGTCCCTTTTACAGTATAAAGATTTCGATGCTCTAAACCTGAGCGGCTACACACACCTTATGATGTGGATTCGGGCCTCAATCAATACTGATGCGGAGGACCTGAAAATTCTACTGGATGACACATCGGCTTGTGTGTCGGCGCTGGAACAATTAGCCATGCCCGCATTGACAGCCAATACATGGAAATTCGTGACCGTGGCATTTGCCACGCCTGCAAACCTATCCGCTGTCATTTCGATTGGCCTTTATCAACTGGTAGATTTGGCTGACGCGAGTTTCTACGTTGACGATATCCGGGCAGCAAAAGAAGTTGCTGGTATGAAATCGTGGACCATCGACCAGAAAATCGAAACCATTGACGTGACAGGATTCGACAGCGATGGAGTGAAAGAATTTGTTGCAGGAACATCAGAATGGTCAGGGGCGTTTGAGGGATTCAAGGACGGTGTCCCGTTGACCATCGGAACCGTTGTCGGGTTAGAACTGAGGGAGTCCAGCACGTCAACACAGCAATTCCGTGGCGCAGCGATCATCACCGGACGCTCGGTTAAAACAGACATCACAGGGGCCGTAACCTACTCCTACACATTCCAGGGGTTGCATGCGTTGACAATACCGACCACATAACCAGATAGAAGGAGAATTATGGGGAAATACTTTTGCGACACAGAGACGGTCAGGGTGACATTTGATGATGCCCAATGGGTGGATGTCAAAGAGGAATTTTCGCAAGAAGACCAGGATTACATGATTGACCAGATGGCACGGGCTGAAACCACGAACGGCAAGAACGCGAGCTTGTCTTTGCACCTGGGCAAATTGGCAATGCTGGAGCGTGGCATAGTTGCGTGGTCGTTCACAGACGACCAAGGGAAACCGGTTCCGGTCACAAAGAAAGCCATTTCCACACTCAGGCTGCGTTATCGCGAACGGGTGCTGACGGAATTAAACCGACTCACAGAGGAAGCCGGGCGTTTTTTAGCACCAACTACTGCAACGGAGTACACCTCGCCCTCTACCGGAAATTAACCGACCAATCACCGCTCGATGACGAAAAGGCATTCGATACCGAGGATGCACGCAGATACAAACGGTATCGGGTTATGCGGGCAATGGGATGGAATTTGACCGAGTACAGTAGTGCCCCGCATTCTCTCGTTGAGGAAATCTACCTGTTCATCCAGACCGAAGAACGCGCGCAGGCAGATGTGATTAAGGACAAACGCAATAATGTCTGAACTCAGTGTATTGCTGAAAATGAAAGATGAGATGTCCAGGCAACTGGACGCAGCCAAAGGCAAACTCGGCGGCTTCTCCGGGGCGTTGAAGGGCATGGGAATCGGTATTGCTGCCGGCGGAGCTGCCCTTGTTGGCCTCGGTGCGGCTGCAATCAAATCCGGAGCCGACTTCGAGGCTGGTATGCGCGAGGTCAATACCATGATTGGCCTCAACGAGGAGCAATTCCAAAACCTGTCTCAACAGGTATTAGACCTATCCTCAGAGGTAGGCAAGGGTGGCGACGAACTCGCCGACGCATTGTATCAGGCTGTGTCTGCCGGTGTTCCTGCATCTGAGGCAATCAACATGATTCGCACATCTGCACAGGCCGCCGTCGGTGGTGTTACTGACGTTACCACGGCCACTGATGGCCTGACGACCGTGCTCAATGCATTCAAGATTCCAGCATCTGAAGCTGGCATGGTTGCCGATGTCATGTTCACCACGGTCAAGGGCGGAAAATGCCTGGTTGGGAGCACGCGGGTATTGATGGCTGATGGCCGCTATGAAAGCATCGACAACCTTTCAACTGGAGGGGATGTCGTCTCATATGATGGGCGCACATTTCAAACGATGCCCGCGCAATGGGTTGACCAAGGCGTTAAAGAGACTGTACGGGTGCGCACTAGACTAGGGAGAGAGATAACCACCACATGGAATCATCCATACTTATCTATTCCGAAAGAACAAGATATTCGGTCAACGAAACGTCCTACTTGGCGTCTCGTCAGAGAAATACGTGTTGGTGACTCAATTGCGGTGCCCACAGCGTTGCCTTATTTCGGCCCAAATGCAGTGCCGGAATATGAAGCTGCATTGCTTGGTCTCTGGATAGCAGAAGGGGCTGGCAAGAACAGCACCCCACGCCTGACCACAAACAAATATGAAGGACAGCTAAAACAATGGGCTTCCCAGTACGGCTGCGAAGTGAAGAACCTGGAGAAGCGGCCCGGCAAAACCCCGACATATAGCCTGACAACAGGTAAAAGAAATGGAGGGCGTATATCTAATCCTATTTATGCGATGCTGACTAGATATGGCATTGCCGACTGTATTTCTGGGGACAAGCATATTCCCAAGGCCGTGTTCAGTTGGAATCGTGCCAGTGTGTCGATGCTGCTCAGGTGGCTATTTAACGGAGACGGATGGTTCCAATCTAAGACAAATGGCAGAAGTAAATGTCAGATAGGCTTTGTTTCTAAGTCCGAGACCCTGGTACGTGACGTTTCTCACCTTCTATTAAGATATGGGATCGTTGGCCGTATTCGTAATCGCGGCAATTGTTTTGTGTGGGAGACTGACCGTTATTTTGAAGTACAACGGTTTATCGAGTTCATAGGGATTGATAGACCTGGAACGGAGACTATACGAGGAACTATACCACAGAAAGAAAAAGCTCGTTGGGGTGTAGTCGAATATGACCCGGTAGTGGCCATTGAGCCATCTGGGACAGAGCATGTCTATGATTTGGTAGTCCCACACCTGCATAATTTTGTAGCCAACGATATTATTGCCCACAACACCACATTCGAGGAACTTTCCGCGTCCATGTTCAACGTCGCCCCGATTGCGGCGGCGGCTGGGGTGTCGTTCGAAGAGGTAGCCGGGGCCATTGCGACGGTGACGAAACAGGGCGTTCCGACCTCCGTGGCGACCACACAACTCCGGGCGGCCATACAGGCCATTTTGAAACCCACGGCTGACATGAAGACCGCATTGACCGACCTCGGGTATGCCAGTGGTGATGCGATGCTGGCTGAATTGGGGTTCCAGGGCACGCTGGACACACTGGTAACTGCCGCAGGGGGCTCGACTGAGGCAATGGGGCTCATGTTCGGCTCTGTCGAGGGCATGAGCGCAGTGCTATCCCTAACAGGAGACAACGCCAAAACATTCGCTGCCGACCTCGAAAACTCCATGAACGCTGCTGGAGCTGCAACCGACGCCTACAACGAGGTAAACAAAGGCGCTGGCAGACAATTCGAGATGTTGCAGGAGAAAGTCCAGGCGTTGATGGCTGAATTAGGCACGCAATTACTCCCATTACTGACTCCGCTTATTGACGGGTTCATGAAATTGATTGACTCCCTGCCAATAGATGAAATTGGAGAATTGCTGTCGAATCTGTTACCACCACTAGTTGATGCGTTGATGTCGTTATTAGATGCCCTGCCGATTGACGGTTTTATCAAACTAGTAGAATCTGCATTGAAACCTACATTTGCAATCCTCGGAAAAGTGATGGGTGCAATTCCGACAGATGCATTTAATGCACTTCTGGACGCGCTCACGCCCATAATTGACGTGCTGGGGGAAATAATACTACTGATTCCCATCGAGCCATTTCTGGAACTGGTGGGGATACTGGTTAAAGACCTTGCTCCTATTCTGAGGCTGGTTGCCACGATTCTGGACACAATCCTGAAGCCGGTTCTGCAACTGGTGTTCTTCCTGCTGGAAAAAATCATGGATGTTTTGGGGCCAGTACTTGAAGGGGTCGGCAAAGTCATTGGGTGGGTTGCTGGTGGGCTGGGGAAGGCGGCTAACGCTGTCGGTGGATTCTTTGGCAATTTGTTTGGTGGCGCAACCGGAGCCATTGTCACATCGCCCACTCTGGCGATGATAGGTGAGGCTGGGCCGGAGGCTGTTGTACCGTTATCGTCAGCTCCTGGCGCTAGTGCGTTATCTGGTTTCGGTGGAGGGCAAACAACAATCAATATCACAGTGCAGGGTTCGGTGCTATCTGAAAATGACCTCGTTGAAACCGTGAGGTCGGGACTCATCAGAACTGGCAGGGCTAACGTTTCCGCACTAGGGGCATTTGCATGACACTACCAACTGTCATAACCCGAATCGCCTTTGCATCTGAACCCATGGCCGATGCCCCGTCATGGACAACGTTGTCAGGACAGGACGTGATGAGATTCCAGACACGGCGTGGACGCAATCACGAGCTCGACCGCGTGCAGGCGGGTATAGCCACGTTCATCCTCAATAACGACAATGACAAGTATTGGCCCGACCTTACGACCGGGCCATACTATGACAACATCAAGCCGGGGAAACGCGTCAATATCCGGGCAACATATGACGGAAACACCTATGATCTCTACACGGGGTTTGTGGACAAGTGGACGCCGAGCTTTCGGTCACTCTCAGGCAAGGGCGCGATAATCTCGGTGTCATGCCTCGACGCACAAAACAACCTCGCCCGATATCTACTGAACAACGCAGGGGAAGCGCTGGAGTTATCCGGTACCAGGGTGGGTAACGTCGCTGACGAAATCGGATTCCCTGCCGCTGACCGGGCGCTGGATACAGGGCAGTCACAGATGATTGCCACGGGCGCACAGGCCAACGTCAACGCCATGGACCACCTGTTTACTGTGCAGGATTCAGAATATGGGATTATGTTCATTGCCGGGAATGGATACCTGACCTTCCACGACAGACACCATAGGTTAGTAACAGCAGAATGCAATACCTCACAGGCCACGTTTGGCAATGACCCCACAGAACGCAGATTTGTAGATATCGTACTGGATATGGATGCCAAGGACGTGTTGAATGATGTGAGGATAACACGGAGTGGCGGTACCGAGCAGACAGCCAGTGACAGCACATCGCAGGACACCTACGGCAAACGGTCACTATCCCGCACCGGGTTATTGATGCCATCAGATGCAGAGGCTGACAGTCAGGCCAACTATATTTTGTCCCGATATAAGGACGGAGCGTTGCGTGTTAAGGCGCTGGTGATACGTCCGCAGGGTGATCCTACGAATCTCTGGCCGAAGGTGCTGTCCTACGACATTGGATACAGAATTACCCTAAACCTCGACCGAGCAGGGATATCTAAGGATTACCACATCGAGGGCATATCCCACAGCGTTGACTCGCAGACAGGCACATGGGAGACCAGGTGGGAGCTCAGTGATGCTGACTCTCAGAACTATTGGATTCTCGACACCTCGGAACTCGACACAAACACGCGACTAGCGTACTAGGAGGCAAAAACATGGCATGGACGGCACCGGCAACATGGACGACAGGACAGGTGGTTACTGCCGCAGAACTCAACGAGCAGATTAAGGACAACGAAACCTACCTCAAGGGGCAGACGGACCGACTGGACACCTTAACACAGAGTGTTGTTACGGGCAGCCGTGCGTTGAACACCATCTATCAGAACACCTCCGGGAAGGCGATGCTGGTAACTGTATCTGGGTCTGTAGCTACAGGGGCAGGAAATAACATATTCATATCGGCCAGCACTGACGACAACGCGACCCCGTCCACTGTGGTTTGTTCGTCTCGTGCGTTTGCGGATGCGGTTGGTTATGGAACTGCGACGATAACGTTTGTGGTGCTGGCGGGTAATTATTACAGGGTGGTATATTCCAGTGTGGGAGCGGCAGTTGTCAGCAGGTGGACCGAGTGGACCCTGTGAGCAAGAAAACTACAATCATACTCGTTTTAGCAGCGGCTTCGCTCGTATATTCCGCACTCTGGTCGGCCTACTGGTTTTTCGGGCTGGCAGCGGCTGGAACGATGGTTTTGTGTGAGCCGAACAGAGCTATTGCTATCACGGAGATGGTATTGTCTTTGGCTATGGCTGGTTGTGGAATCGCTGCATTATGTATACTGCTAAAACGCAGGAGGTAATTCTGTGTGAAAATCCTGTTTTTTTCCGACCTGCACATAGCTGATGATAGCCGAGTTGACGTTATCCGACAATGTCGAACGGTCGTATATCAAGAGCACCCGGATATCATAGTGCTTGGTGGGGACATATTCGACCCGTGGAAGGCGCACTGGTCAGATATTTGCCAGACCACCAGCTACCAGTTGATAGATGATATGACCAAATGGGTGAGAGCAAAAACCATCTACATCAACCAGAATCACGACTACAACGCGCCGGCGTGGGTGTTACCATCTGCATATCGCTGTGGGCAATATGATTCTGGCGTGTGGAGATTCTTGCACGGTTGGGAATTCTCCTGGGACTGGGGCATATTCGGGCCAGCGCTGTTCTGGCTGAGCACTCACCACCCTGAACTGATGATCCCGTTACATAAAGCATTTTATCCGCACCACGAGCCCATTCCTGGGCAACACGACAAGCGGCAGGACTGGACGGTCATTATTGGGGGTATACACGCCAGAGCGAGGCTGTACGCGCAAAAGAATGGCATTTGTCTGTGTATCGGGCATACTCATTGCCCGTCGGTATTTGATGGGCTGATGATAGACGGCGGAGATATGATAGATTCTCTGAGCTACATTGTAATTCCAGATGACGCCAAACCTGTCGCGGAACTGAGGATGTTAAATGACGCCAAACGAAATTGAGACGATCATGGGCCAGCTCCGTTCAATGAGCCGTGAGATAACATCAATCAGTACTGTGTTGCTGGGTGCTCCGCAATCCCGCGCCGAGGGGTTGTGTGGTGAGGTGGAAAGGCTGCGAAAAGGACAGGTTAATCACGACCGGAGAATACAGGCGGTTGAGGAAACCTGCCGACGGAACCATAATACACCACCAGTTACCGTGTACGATGAAAACGAATTCGTTATCCATATGTCGAAGCGTCGCCTGGCGTGGTGGCTGGCGCTGATCGTGATGGTGCTGGCCAGCATAATCACGTTGCTGATATATGGTACGGATTATTTCAATCTGTCCAACCGGGTGGCGTCGTGAGCAAAATAGATTCTCTCGTCTGTTTACTCTCATGGGCATTCGGCGCGGTATTAGCAGCTACATATTCAATGCTGCCGGAAAACGCTGCTGTGTGGGCAGTGTATGTATGCCTGGGCTGCATTCTCGCAGGTCCAGCAATCTATCTACCGGTGGCACACATCATATTATGGATGATAAAACGGGGGGCAAATCGTGTCTGATAATCTGTCAACATGGGAACGTATAGCTAAATCAGGAGCCGCAACCATTACCAGTGTCGGGGTTCTCGTGGCATGGATGGTGATGATATTCACAGGCGTGTCATATCCATCGGAATTCCAGTATGCTTATGGGGCGTCACTGGCGTTTTTGTTCGGCAAGGGGTTGCTGACCGCGTTTACTTCCAAGTAAAGGGTGAGGTGGTTCCCATCCCAGATTCTTAGCCATCTTTGTCGTAGCCGCCCGGTATGCTGACAGGGCCTCCCTGTGACTGATTCGCCGGGGGTATATGGCTTTATACCACTGGCAGAACACACGCACATTCTCATTCAGCTTACCCAACCGGTTTACGGCCACGATTTGCGTTGTGGTCAGTGGCCATGGCTGGTCGCGGCGCATGGCATTATCAAGGTCTGATTTCACCCGGATAGCCTCTAACCCATCACTGTGTTTATTATCTGAAATCACCTCCACATCATGGAGTACCCACCCCAACGCGGTATAGCGCAGGGGCGGGACTTTACCGGACTCCAGATAATCCACATAATAACGTATGAGCGCTCGGACGTATCCGGGTGTATAGACCATTATTCACTCCAAAACAGTTTTTGTGCCCGGCCATTCTGTGCCAGTGGACGGAAAATCACTGAATCCCCGATGTCCCGTGTTATCTGCGTTTGCGTGTCGGTTTCCGCAGGCACCGTCAGGCCGTTGCTTATGACAAAAGCCTGCCAATGTTCCCTAAGGGCTTTACTCCCCAACATCACAACGTCATGGTCATGCATGAGGTCCAGCACGTCCTGAATGGCTCTCTGGCGGGTGGTTAGTTTTGCCATATCAATTCTCCTTTGGTTCGCTTCCGGCCATAACGCCGACGAGATTGCATTCCAGCCTGTTGCCAAGTTCACGGAGCTCGAATCGGAGTTCCTTATACGTTAACTGGCTTGTGTCTAATTCTTCTGGTGGAAGGCCAGCCCTTTTGACAGATAACGATCCCAACGTCTTATCCCATGTTCTTACCATTTACTCCTCCGTTACTTAATCCCAATGTTTGCCATATCTCTCAGTTAATTTAGCATACATCTCTGGCCACCCCTCACGCAGGTGACCACCATTGCTCAGTGGCAATGGGCCAACCCTTTGCTTGGACAAAGGCACGCCTATACCCGCCAACCGGTCATAAACAGGGTTGTATGGCAATCCCCATGACATAATCGCAGCCCAGATATCGTTGGTTGTCCACCCCGCCAGTGGGTGACACATAGTCATTCCAGATTTTACCTGATAAAGCTCATGAGCGCGGCTGAGATACAGCCGTCGTTTAACACTCTCGTCCCGGCGTAACCCCAGTATGGTGCTCTCAAATCCGTGTTCAAGGGCCCACCATGAAGGATGTCTGGCATCCCATACCATATCAGGCGATGGTTGTTTCCAGTATGGATGTGTTAGCCATGGCCGAAACCAATCAGCATGAATGGAACCACCTTGCATAATTACCAGTTCGGCTCCCAGCGCGTGGCATACATCAGGAATATATGTATCCTGTTCTGGATATTCGAGTTCATCATCGCACCACATAGCCAGTATGTTGCTGTGTACGTTCAGTGCTAGAGCTAACACGACAAGGCTGTCTTTCCCGCCAGAAAATGCAACGTATGGCTTAGGAGTGCATTTGATGACGTCCACGGAATGCTTCACCTTTGCACAAAAACCACTGGTATGAGAGTGGGCCGTAAATCCTGCTATCTGTATTTCGTTCACTGCGCGCTCGGTACAATACAGGATGAATGCCATGGGGCATACCAATATGGGGGAGTCCATCCAGTGCTGGGCTTGTAGTATCCTGTGACGTTTTCCGCAATAGGACTATCTACCGGTACAGGATGTCCACTTAAAACCTGTGACAATTCCAGCCCTCCCACTGGAGTTACATCCCATTTGGCAACACGTCCATATCCAGTACCTGTCTTTTTGCCGATATGTGTAATGGTAGACAGCAGCCGATGCACCTCAAACTCTACGCCAATACACAACCCTGTCAATTTCGACGTTGTTACAACTCCCATTGGTACCCGTGCCTCTTTCCAGCGCCCGGCACTAGTATTCGCTGCCCGTTTATTTGATAACTCAGCCCTGTCAGACGGGTATCGTTTGTGCCAGTATTCCTTTGCAGCTATCGCGTCCCCCGCAGGTAACAATGGTGTCGAAGCCCATAATGGGTGGCCAGCACCGTCAACCCATAACAACCTCAACGGGCACGGCATTACGGCTGCGCTGTGCGACGGAAAGAACACCGGCGCCGGAAGTGACTGCATAACAGCCCACGTCAGCAGGCTGTCAATGTGCACATCGGCATGGGGCATGGCTGGGGCATATGGCGTCATCATATGAGCCGTTACCAGCAACCCTGTCATGTCGGACTGCTGCCAGTCATGGTGCATACCTGCCCAGCTATACCCCATATCAACTGCACGCCTTCCCATTGCAGGGAAAGGGCCTATCATACGCATAACATTCTCCCTGTCCCCAAACTACCATCCAAAAGACCCGCTTTCATAGCCTCTGCATGACCAGTAACGAATTCTGTGTATATGTTAGCATCTGGTAATCCCTCATTGTCACGTAACACCATTCTGCCACGCCCTTGGCGATTCTGCCCCCCGAAGAATCCATCCCACGATTGAAGCGCACAAGTGGCCGCACTGCGCGTTGCCTCCGGTGTCCATTCATCGAATGTCAATTCGACCAAGAACCGTGCCCCTGCAGCCAATACCTCATACTGGTACAACATCTGGTTGCCACTGCTCTCGTCCCCGGTGCCACGGGTGCGCACTTCTTCAGATAATAGGTCATAGATGCTGACCTTCTCGGATTCAGCAACATATTCCGGGTACAGCAGAGATATCAGAGATGCATATTCTCTGACCAATGGCCAACATGTAACACGTAGCCTCGACCGTGGGAGGATGAAATCGTTAACTGACCCACCTAATAGGTCTAGGCTAGGATACAAATCCTTTACCCTGTGCCCCAGTTCAATCTCGTTTGTGGGTGCTTGTGCCCCAGAAGCCATAGACCCACCAGAGTACAATAGATTGAGAGTTGCCTGTGATAATTGTCCCTGTCCTATCTCCAGTGCTCGCAGTAATTGGTCATGGAGAGTCCTGCGAAATAATACCGACCGGAGAGCATTTTCGGATAGATCAGGAACGCGGACACCTTGCCCGTTATAAAGGATGGCCGACCTCATGAACAGCCGTACATTTGTCGAATTGTCTATGCCTGATAACGTATCCCCGTGTGCAACCGGCTCCACGGCTTCCAGCACTACCGTACATCTATTGTTCATTAAAACATCTCCTGTGTTTTTATTGCTGGCATTGACAGCATGGTGTTGGCTTCCTTGCGCGCTTTTTTCGCCTCGGTGTGCCAGTATCTTGCCAGCATGACTGTTGCTGCCGCATTTTTGGCTAACACAGATGGTAATTCTCCGGCGTGGTCGTCTTGCAGCAACTCCAACACGTCAATATCATGGATTGACGCAGGTGGTGGCCACTGTAATCGTTTCAGTAACAGCGACCAGAGCTCAAACTGACTGCGGGCCTGGATAGCCGCAATCTCTACTCTGGCAGTCAGTACCTGATACCGTTCTGTCCCGGTGAACAAGCCTGTCCCGTCCTTGGAATTATAGATATCCAATGCCGTCCTAATGAATTTGACGGCAAGCTGTTCCCCTTGTGAAAGCTTCTCCATGGTCTTATTTATGTCCACTGTTCTCTCCTTTATGTGATACCAGTAGTGCAGGAACGAATTCAGGGAGACTGCGCCACTTATTCAATTCCAGTTCCATTTCAGTAGTTACGTTGATATCTGCGCTCGCTCGTTTATAGTCGCTCCACAGTCCTAAAAACACAACCCGTTTGGGGAATCCTTTTCTGAGACAATAAGACACTACCTCGACACAGTCGAATAATCTCTCAAGAGCGAATGCTACAAACCCTGACTGATCGTAATCCGGTGCGTGAACATACAATCCAAAGTCACGCACAGTGGCCAGACGATATCGAGGCCATAGGCGAGGTTTAGGGTCTGTTGTCAGACATCCACAGACTGGAGTATTGCCAGGTAATTTAGCCACTTCTCTTAATACAGTCTGCCAGTGCGGTCTATCTTCTGTAGCTGAATCTGCTCCTATCATGGGCCACCATAATTGGTCTCCAGCCACCAGAATATTGCGATGATTGTCCTTCGGGTATGAGTGCATCCACGCACAGGCCGGGCAATCATAGTCACTAAATTTATGGAAATCGGCATGCTGTGTATACGAGACTGATTCGATAGCTTTTCGATGTACGCCCTCGGTGATACCTATACCGCATGTCGAGCATACTGTCCTATCTATTTGCTCCAACGGCCACTTAGGCTTTGGCGAACCAGCACCTTTCCAGATCAAACTACTCGGTGTTATGAGTATTGTCATTATAGTTTCCTTTTTCATTCCTCCGTTTCCACAGCGCTTAACTCACGCGCTATATCCCTGAATTCTCGGGCCTTCTGCTCGTAACCCTCGGCCAGTTGCGTCAGTGTTGCGATCGTGATTGATATAGAGAATGGCATACCGTTGGATTCCGGAGGGAACCTGATTTCCACTTCAGTGCGGGATTCATCGCCTAACAACGGCATCCATAACGGATGTTTTTCCCATCCCCTGAATGTGGATTCGGGTATTCCCCACTTCTTCATTGCCTCTTTCTTCCCCAGCCGCCTGACATCTGCTGCTATTTCCTGTCGGTTCTCCCAATAGTATTTTGTTCTTTCTGCTGTGTTCCCGCCTGCTGGCATCGTCTTCTCCTTCTCTATCATTTCGGTGGGCTCACCACTATGTTCTATCACTGTGGTATCACTGTGGTGCGTTGTGGCTTTTGCGTTCTCGCTTGATTCCGGGGCTGTTACCGGGGTCTCTGGTGAATCTGCCACCTCTGCAGGTAAAGGCCCTGCCACGGGCTCGGTAGCGCAAACACAAGCCTGTTTAGGGGTTTCCACGCCAGTGCATGGGGGCACGGGCACGGGTTTAACGCCCTTGAATTCCTCAGGGTGACAGGGGAACACAGTTTTGGCATTACAGCCCTCGTTCATACACCTGGCGCGCCAGACACGGGCAGGTGTGCCTGCATAAAACCCCTC